ATTAGGTTTATCACTAGGTACTTACTCTATAAGTGCTGATGGTAATGTAAGTGTAGTTGTAACCGAGCATGACATGGTTACTTCAATTGGTTCAACAACGGTAACAGCAGACGCTAATATTAACGTTTCAGGTATACAGATAACAGCAAGCTTAGGTGAAGAAACAATAGATATAAATACTCCTGTAGATGTTACAGGATCACAATTAACAGGTTCTATAGCTTCAGTAACAATAGACCTTAATACAGTTGTAGATGTAACAGGTATACAAATGACAGCTTCTATTAATAGTCCACTAGTTACTGCATGGTCTAATGTAGATCCAGGTGTAACCAATACATGGACTGAGGTAAATAAAGGAGTTTCTAACATTTGGACAGAAGTTGATAAGGCAGCTTAAAAAGGGTATAATACGAAATTATGGCATCAACATTTTCATCAGATCTTAAACTAGAACTAATGGCCACCGGTGAGAATGCCGGTACATGGGGAACTAAAACAAACACAAACTTAGAACTTGTTCAACAAGCAATTGCTGGTTTTGAGTCTATCTCTCTTTCAAGTGGTTCTACTACAGCTTTAGTTATGAGTAATGCATCTATTTCTACTGCTAGAAATATGGTAATTAAATTTGCAACTATTACACTTTCAGGTGCAACCACAGTAACCATACCAGACTCTATAGAAAAATTTTATATATTCGATTGCAGATTAATTACTAATCCTACAAATCTTACTATTAAAACTGCATCAGGAACTGGATTTACACTAGATGCTTCAAAAATTTACGCAGCGTATGCTGATGGTACAAACTTAAACGAAGTATCATTAGATACTTTAGGAGGCACATTAGGGACAGCTCAAATTGCTGATGATGCAGTGACCAATGCGAAAGTGGCGGATGATGCAATCCAATCTGCTCAACTTGCTGATGACGCAGTATTAACTGCAAATATTTCTGCAAATCAAGTTAGTACAGTAAAATTAGCTGATAATGCTGTGACTGCTGCAAAGCTTGAGAGAAAATTTACAATAAGCACATCTTCTCCTTCAGGAGGTAGTGATGGAGACATCTGGTTTAAATATTCAACATAGGAGTTTAGATGGCTAATACCTATGCTAAGGTTTCGGGAACATTTCAAGAAATAGAAAACGCTTACGGAAAAGTATCGGGTACTTGGCAAGAAGCAGATGAGATATATGCAAAAGTATCTGGCACTTGGCAATTAGTATTTGCAGCTTTTACACCTGGTTCAATTCAAACACTTAGTTCTGGTTCAGGAACATTTACAGTGCCTGATGGTGCTAATGCAATTCACATACAAGCTGCCGTTGGTGGCGGAGGTGGTGCTGCAGGTGGTGTAAGTTATGATAAAGCAGGTGGAGAATCTGCAGGTGCAGGAGGTGGCTCAGGTGCGTACATATCTGACAAAATATTTTCTGTCACAGAAGGTGAAACGTTATCTTATTCTATTGGTGGTGGGGGTGCCCCAGGTAACCAGACTTCTAATTTTAGTCAACCAAGAATAGCTTCAGCAGGTACTAATACTACTTTATCAGGATCTTCGGCTGGATCTTTGTTTACACTTGGTGCTGGTGGTGGATCATCTGGAACAGGTGGTGGAGTACAAGGACCTTTAAGAACTAACACAAGAGGTAGTGCGGGATCAGCAACAATTGGGGGAACTGCAATTACCTCTGGTAACTTTAGAGATAGTGATGGAACCACTAAATCTGTTACAACAAATACATCGGGACCAAGAAGTTCTTTTAATCAATCAGGTAACGGTGCTCAAGGTGATTTAAGTGGTTCAGGAAACTGTAGTGGTGATAACTGTAGAATAAGTGGTTTTGATGGAGGAGACTCTTATGCAGGTGCTATATCAGGAGGGTCTGGTGGCTCGTCTTCTGGATCAGGAACAGCAGGATCTGCAGGAACTCGTGGATCTGGTGGTGGAGGTGGAGCTGCACAAGTAACAGGTGGTGGTGCTACAAATGGTGCTTCAGGTGGTAACGGAGAAATAAGATATAGATTCTTACGAGTTAATTAGTATAGTGCCTTATGGCAAACATATCTAAATGGTTTGGTTATCCAGTATATATAACAAAATTACAAAACTTTGAAGAAATAAATAAAAAGATTGTACCAATAATACTTAGAGATATTACTCCAACCAATTCTCAATACTCACGAACCACGGATGTAAAACCAAAAGAATTACAATCTATTGATGATAATTTACACAAAGACAAAAGATTTGAAGACTTATATGTGGAACTATCAAAAGTAATACAAGATTGTTTGTCTGCACAAAAGTATAATTTAGATTTGCTTGAAGCATATATCACAAAGTCTTGGGCAACTTTATCAGTTAAAGATCAGTTCATATCTTACCACAGACACATGAGTAGCCATTTTAGTTTTGTCTATTATCCTCAAGCTTATGAGCAGGGTAATCTTTTTTTACTTGATGATGACGCACATAAGGTTGGATTAAACGTGCCTAAAAGAGATCCATACTTTACAGAATGGAATCAAAGTAATTACGGTAAAGCCGAGTATCCTGCAGAAACTGGTAATGTAATTATATTTCCATCTATGATGTTTCACGAAACAGGAAAGAATACTAAAGATATACCAAGAGTATCTATATCTGGTGATATAATGTTAACAATGAAAGAGGGTGTTAAATCTGAACATAATATACCTTCTCCTGCGACTTGGATGAAGCTATAAAATGATGTAAAATGGCTTATGCCTTTAAGAAATGTAAGAATAGCCCCAGGTTTTAATAAAGCTGATACTCCTTCGGGAGCAGAAGGCCAATGGATTGATGGAGACTTTGTAAGATTTAGATATGGTCAACCAGAAAAAATAGGTGGTTATACAGCTATCGGACAACAAACTATTTCTGGACCAACACGTGCTCAACATACTTGGACAGATTTAGAAGGTAATAGATATGCAGCACTTGGTACTTCAAAAGCTTTATATATTTATTATGAAGATAAATTTTATGACATCACTCCTTTAGCAACAGCTATAACAGGTGCAACTTTTACATCAACAAACGGATCAAATACCGTTACTGTAAATAAAACAAGTCATGCTTTAGATGTTGGAGAATATATAACTTTTACTTCGGTTACTTTACCAGGTGGTGGAGCAACGGGTTACACAACATCTGATTTTCAAGATTTTACTTTTGAGATTTTAACTGTTCCTAACGCTAATTCTTTTACAGTACAAATGAAAACAAATGAATCTGGCACTGGTATGACTGCAGCAGGATCTACAAGTATAAGTCCTTATGAAGAGATTGGTCCAACAATACAAACATACGGTTATGGTTGGGGTACAAGTACATGGGGTACAGTTGGTTGGGGAATTGGAACAACAAGTTCTACCGTAATACTTGATCCCGGTACATGGTCATTAGATAACTTTGGACAACAGTTAATTGCAACAGTTAAAGATGGTAAAACTTTTGTATGGAATCCTGGTGTTTCAAATCCATTAGAACAAAGAGCAGTAGTTATGTCAGGAGCTCCTACTGCAACCAGGCTGACAATAACTTCGGATAGAGATAGACATGTTGTTCATTTTGGTACCGAAACAACAATAGGTGATACTACTACACAAGATCCTATGTTTATTAGATTTAGCGATCAAGAAAATTTTAGTGTTTATCAACCAACATCTGTAAACACTGCAGGAACTTTTAGACTTGATACAGGTAATAAAATTGTAGCTGCCGTATCTGGTAAAGACTATAATTTAATTTTAACTGATCAAGCTGCGTACACAATGCAGTTTGTAGGACCACCATTTACTTTCTCAATAAGACAAGTTGGATCTAACTGTGGATGTATTGGTCAACACGCTACTGTATATGCAGATGGTAAAGTATTTTGGATGGGAGCAGGTGGAGGATTCTTTGTGTTTGATGGTACAGTTAAATTACTTCCATCACTTGTAGAAGATTTTGTATTCACGACTACCGGAACAAATGTAGGGATAAATTATTCTTCTAACGAAATTATATATGGTTCACATAATTCTTTATTTAATGAGATTGTATGGTTCTATCCAGCAGGTACTCCCGCAGGGAATCCAGCAGTACAAAATAACAGAGCTGTAGTTTATAATTATGTAGAAAATAGTTGGTCTACTATGACTCTTGCTAGAAGTTCTTATGCAGATGCAAGCACTTATGATGTTCCATATGCAACAGAATATAGTTCAACAGGTACACCATCTTTTTCAAATTTAAGTGGTGCTACAAATACTTTTGGTGCAACTACTTACTATGCACATGAAGTAGGTAATAATGAAATAGCTTTAGACGGCACTGAATCAGCTATATCTGCTTATATTCAATCAGGAGATTTTGATTTGCCTACAGACGGTGATGGAGAATTTATGTTAAGACTTAGTAGATTTTTACCTGATTTTAAAAATCTTCAAGGTAATGCAGTAGTTACAATTTTCTTAAAAAATTTTCCAATTGACTCTGGAGCATCTTCTCAACTTGGTCCTTTTACAATCAATGCTAGCACACAAAAAATAGATACCAGAGCTAGAGGTAGACTTGCAAATATTAAAATACAAAATACTGCGGTAGATGAGACTTGGAGATTTGGAACATTTAGAGCAGACGTAAACCCAGATGGAAGAAGATAATGGCTAAGATAAACGTATATGTACCAGAACCGCCACAGGAATATAGTGTAGAAGGATTTAGACAAATAAACCAAGGGCTTGCAACGATTGAAAATCAATTAAATACTTCATATCAACAGGACT